CTATCAAACTTAATTGGTTTTAAATTTTCGTTTTGTAAAGTTTTAAATCCAGTGTCGTCTTGTGTTTTTGCATATAGAGTTGGACTATAATCTATTTTATTTTTGTATTCCTTTCCCTCGTGTATGCCACGAATTAAAAGTTTACCTCTATGTTCAATAACGTTTTTATAAAAGTTCATAATTTAATTATAAGTTTAATTCCAGTTTCGCAGCTTCCGACATCATATCTTGATTCCAAATTGGTTCAAATACTAAATCAAGATCAACTTTTTCAATACCTTCGACTTGCATAGCAATATCTTTAACCTCTTGTGGTAAGCTTTCAGCAACGGGACAATTTGGGGAAGTTAGTGTCATAACAATTTTTACAGTATTCTCTACAACTTTAACCTCATAAATTAAACCTAATTCATAAATATTAACCGGTATCTCCGGATCATAAATTTTACTAATTTCAGTTATTACTTGTTCTCTTAAATCCATAATTTACTTATAGTTTATGGTTATCTAAAAGATGGACAACCATTCCATCATGTTTTTTTTCTAGTGAAATTTGACAAGCTAATCTACTTCGCATTCTATCATAATTTTTTTCATATGTAATTAATTCAGTTTCTGCAGAATTTAAATCCATACCACCTACTATATTTGTCCATTGTTGATCTATCAAAACATGACAAGTAGCACAGGCACAACAACCACCACAATCGGCAGGTATCTCATCAATGGCTTTATTAGAGAAATCTCTAGCGGCTTCCATCAACGTCATGCCTTCGTTTACTTGGACAGGAATAACTTCCTGACCTCTCATAAAGTTAACAGTTATCACTACAGTTTTGGTATTGAGTTTTCTGTAATTAGTCCTGGTGTTGTTTTGATAATTCTACTTGTATTTGACTCATATGATTTTACAAGATCATCTTTTGGTTCTGTAGTAAAAACAATTTTATCTTTACTTATTGTGATAGTATCTTTTTTACCAAAAGCATTATACAATGACATCATCAATTGTATAGGTTGTCCTGGTGCTGATTGTTGGGGTATGATAACAAATGGTTTGTGTAAACTTACACCATCGTCATTTTCTCCTACTTTAGCGATTACATCTTCGCCAGTAGATAGTCTTAATAGTTTCACATCTTGCATAATATTCTCCTTAGTTGTTTATATTATAACACAAATTGACTTGTTTGTCAATGTTATTCTTTCTCAAAGCCAACTTTGTCTTCTTTTCCTTCTTTGTCAACTGGTCTTAATCTCTTACTTAATGCAAATGTTCTATTAGGGTTGACACTAACATTCATAAGTCGCATTAAATCTCTATTAATTAATAGGTCCGAGCCTGATCTTGGTCTTGCATCTAACCCTACTTCTATATCTTTATATGTAAATCCATTAAACGAAATGTCTATTAATATCGTTGGTCTTTTTTCTGATGGCTCTTCACCGTCAGCATTTGCTCTAAAAACTTTACTAATTCCATGTCTAGGTTTAGAATATGTTTTACCATCGTATTTCCATTTAATAATTTTACCTTCTTCTAAAATTTTATCAGCATGTAACGCACAAGCCTTTGAACCATTACCCGAATCAAATTTTGCTCGTACTTTTCCCACATCAGTTAGATCAACAGTTTCTAACCAACCACATTCACTTGAAGCTTGTCTATCCCAATGACTTCTTTTAGAAACCCAATCTATGATATTGTACATTAGATTTTCACCATTAATTGATCCTGATGGTTTAGGATCAGCATAATAATCAATATATTGATAACCTTCGTATTCAGCTCCAGATCCTGGACTACCATTGATTTCTAATATATAAGGTTTTCCTTTATATACAATATGGTCAACTCCCACAAGATAAGCCTTTGAAGCTCTACTTGCTTTTAAAATAATTTCTTGTTCTTCTTCGCTTAATTTGTATGGTTTTGGTACAGCGCCTCTATGCGTATTTGATCTGAACTCATCTTCTGCATGTACTCTATTTGTTGAGGCAAAAATTTTATTATCCACTACAAGTGTTCTAACATCACCATCTGCTGGCATGTATTCTTGTAGTAATAATTCAGCGTCATGCTTCCATAATGCTTGAATAGTTGATGTTAGAGAATCTAAACTACCAATTTTAATAACACCAATACCTTGTGTACCCGTTAATGTTTTTAATATAATAGGAAATTTACCACCAACAAGTTTAAGAGCATCTTCTATATTTTTTTCGTTAGAAACAAATGATGTTCTAGGTGTAGGTATACCAAACTTCTCAAACAATAAAGCTGATGTCAATTTATTATCACAAGTCAACATAGCTGATCTTGTGTTTAACATAAATGCTTGTGAATTTTGAAATGCTGATATTAAAGATAGTCCTGCTTCATCTTCAACTGAACCAGCTCGTGTCATACAAACTGTATCTTTACCTACAAAAGTGTGTTCGGAATCTTTACCATCATAATTGTAAACTGTTAGAGTATTTTTTTCTTCGTCTTTACCTGTGATGATTGCGTGTTTTGTATTAATGATAACACATTTAAAGCCTTTTTTTTCACAAGCTTTTTCGATTAGTCCTACCGTTAGTTCTTTTTTTGAAACACTACCAGATTTTTGTTTTTTAACTTTAGGACTAGCTTTCGTAAGGATAGCAACCGTAATAGGTTTATCTTTACGCTCTTTGTTTTGTTCGGTTATATATTCTCTAAACTTTGGAACTTGCATTTAACTCTCATCACTACTTTCAGTTTTTGGTTCAATCTTTTTTCCAATATTATATTTTGCTGATAAAATCCATTCCTTTTTTTCTTTAAAAGGTAACACTTTGATTTGACTTAATGGTGCTTTATTTTCTAGGACTGTTTGGTTTTTGTCAACAATTTCAATCAACTTCCAATCCTGTAAAAGAATTGATATTGTATTTCTTCTTTGAATATCATTTTCTGACAAGGTTGCAGTCTTACCATCTAACGCAAATAACTCTTTAAAGTGTGTTATAAAATATTTACCTTGCTTGTGTAATATATGACAAGATTGATATAATGTTTTATCTTTTCTACTAGCGACACCAATACGTGTCAATGTTTCTCTAATTTTTAGGAAGTCGTCTGGCTGTTTGATTGTAACTTCAAGCATACTATCAGGCGTCCAATGTACAATATTTTCACTCATTTAGTTCTCCCGCCCTTGGATAAGGACCTTTTAATTTGTTCAATTTGTTGTTCGCTTAGTATATTGAGTGCATGTTTAGCCTTCTCATTACTATATCCATAATACTCTTTTACATACTCTAAATTATTCAATTTAGTTTGTGATAACCATTTACCACCAAATCGCTTACTTTTTCTAATACTATTTATGTAAAAATGGAACTGTACCTTTTTGTCTAGGAAGTGATACCCATTCATCTCATTCGCTTGTGCGATACAATCATAAAACATAGATAAACACTTATTTATAACAAAGGGTGGGTATTTCTTCTCCCAGGTAGAGTCCTCTGTATCTAGCAGATTTTCTTTAGTGAAATTTAGTGCGTTAAGGTAATCTCGTAACTCATACATAATATAAACTTACTACTATTTTCTTTTATTGTGTCTACCCATATACCATTCGCCTGGTTCATAATCCCAACGTTTGCCATGATGGCCTCTGATATCTGCGTACCACATTCTTAATTTAACTATTACTTTTCTAAAAATTGTTCTTTTCGCCATTCTATTCTCTTATTTAAACTTGCATCCAGCCATAATTTCTGTCAAACAAGCAACCATATTTATCTCTTGGTCAGCAACAAACGCAGATTTATATTGGTATCCGGCAAGAATTAATATTGATTGAGGAACTGACTTACTATCTAAACTTGTGTAAAGAGTTTCATATAATGTCTTAAACAATGAAGATGGTTCTTTATCAAGGTTTTGTACTACCCATTTTCTCATATCATTAAATCTTTTCTCTTTTAATGTCCTAATGAGTTCTTTAGTATTCGCCTCTGATAGATTGAATAATATACCACTATCTATCTTACCTCGTACAGAATACCGCTGTAGCTCGTTGATAGTACGTCTAAAGTCCGGATAATACTTCTGTATAAGTTCTGCTAGTACTCTCTTATCAAACTCTATATTTTCGTCTTTTAAAACATCTTCCATACGTTTCATAAAAGACATAGCAGTCTTTTTTACTTGACCATTTGTAATCTTAAAATCAATAACAGTACATCTACTATGAAGTGCTGGTATGATCTTATTCTTATAATTACAAGTAAAGATAAATCTACAATTCTTATAAAAAGTTTCTATAAAATTTCTTAAAGCTGGTTGAACACTCTCAGCATTCATATAATCAGCCTCGTCAATTATAATAACTTTATGATTTGCGTCTTCGGTTAAGGAAACTGTGGAAGCAAAGTTTTTAATTTTACTTCTTACAGTATCTATTTGTCTACCCTCGTCTGAACCATTTATGACAATATAGTCACAACCTAGTTCTTCACATAGTGCTTTAGCAACAGTTGTTTTACCTGTTCCAGCACTACCGGATAATAATAGATTTGGTATTTCTTTTTGTTTTAGAAATTGAGTAAATGTATCTTTTAATTCTTCGGTAAGAATACACTCCTCAATACGCTTTGGTCTATACGCTTCTGTCCAAAGGAAGTCTTTTGTTTTTTCCACTTATCACCTCTTTCATTATATAATATTCAGTTTTACCAAGTTTTCTTTTTGCTTCCGCAATAGATTTATACTTGATTCCTTTAATAGTAATAGGTCTAGCATTTGGTGGTGTTCTTCCGAACATACCGTTCTTTT